CCGTCGGGGGCGTCGTAGCCCTGGAGGGCGTACACCTCGCGCAGCCGCGTCTTCTGGCCGGAGTACCAGGCGTCGTCGATGCGCATGTCGCGGAGCTGCTTGGCGAGGTGCTGGGGCGGCCACGCGACGTTGTTCTCAGGCAGCGGCACCGGTCGCCTCCCATTCGATCAGGCCGCGCCACTCGTGCGCGGTGGAGTGGACGGCGTACCGAAGGGCATCCGCTGAGTGGTCCTGGATCTTGAGCGGCTTGTCCTCGCCGCGCTCGGCTGCTTTCTCATCCCACGCGTAGCCGGGGAGTTCGCCGAGCAGGCCGGCGCAGGAGCGGTGGATGCGGAGCAGGCCGGAGCCGAGGGCCACGCCGACAGAGCGGATGCCGTCGAGGACGTCGTTGATGCCCGGGGTGACGTTGGGGACGCGGTCGCTCCACAGCTGCGTCATGAACGACGCGGCGGACGGGTCTACGAAGATCCATTCGGGGCTGACGCCGCGCCCGTTGCCGATCTCGCCCGGCCGGCGCACGTTCGCCAGCCACTGACGGACGTCGGTGGAGTACTGGGCGTCGGTCTGCTGCCGGAACGCGGTCGCCGAGTCGTACCGGTACTCGCTGACGGCGTACATGTGCCCGTCGTCGCCGAGGCCCATGAGGATCGCACTGAACGGGTTGACGGTGCCGTAGTCGATGCCGACGGCGAGCCAGCGACGCATGTACGGCAGGACGTCGATGACGTTGCGGTCCTCGTCGAACATGTCGTAGACGGCGCCCTGGGCGAGGCACCATTCGCCGAGGATGAAGCGGCGGTACCAGAGCCCGACGTACTGCTTCTTGAGGCGGGCGACGTAGGCCGGGCTGAGCGTGGGGTTGTCGTCGAGGGTGAAGTGCCAGTTGCGCAGGCCGACGTCGGTGCCCTTGAGGATGAAGTCTTTGCGCAGCCAGTGGAACGGGCCGTCAGGGTTCGTGGTGGCCAGGAGCCGGGACTGGTCGCCCACGCGCAGGCGCGAGAGCAGCATCATCCAGAAGCCCTGAGGGAGCAGCGTCGCCTCATCCACGTACGCGAGCGCGATGGTCGCGCCCCGGATGCGGCCTTCCGCACGGACGTCGTTCGCGCCCACCAGGTGGACGGTACGGCCGAGGATCACGGCCGTCGTCGAGCCCGTGGTGTGGCTCACCTGCTTGGCCAGCGCCCCGAACAGGTGCACGCTCTGAAGCGGGTCGATGATGTTGCGCTCGATGGTCTGCAACGTCTTGCCGATGATGACGACCAGGCCGTGATCGGGTGCGGCAACGAGCGCGCCCAGGAAGCCGACCAGACTCGCGATCGTCTTGCCGGACGACACGGCCCCCGACCACAAGGCGATCGGTGCATCCTGCGCCTCTACGACGCTCCGGATCTGCTTCGGCGAGAGCGGAAGGGTGAGGTCACGGAGCATCACCGGCCCCCTCGTCCTCGCCTCCGCTCGCCTCCTGCTGCTGCTCGCGGTAGACGGCGGTCAGGCCGGCCATGAGCTGGCCGACCATGCTCTTCGCCGCGTCGGCGCCGGTGTCGTCCTTGACCGGTACCAGGCGCGTCGAGCGGTCGATGGCGACGCCGAGGGTCGTCATCAGGTTCTTCTTCTCCAGCGCGGGCGGCTCATCGACCAGCTTCGTGGCGACCGTGTTGTCCTTGCCGCCGAAGCTGATGAGGGTGCAGGGCTCCCAGAGTTGTTCGCGCAGGCGCACTGCGTCGACCGTGAGGTCATAGGCGAGGTCGGTACGCATCTTTGCGAGATCAGCGGTGCGGATCTCGGTGGCCTGGCGGACTTCGGCGGCGCGGGCGAAGGACAGGCCCATCTCGGCTGCTTCTTCGCTGATGGTGCGCCCGGAGCGCCGCATGATGCGGGCGATCTCGTTGCGGCCCTTGCCCTGGGCGTGGAGGTAGCGGATTTCGGCGCGGTCGTCGTCGGTGATGGGGCGGCCGGCCATCGGTCACCTCCCCGGGGAATGCGAACGGCCCCCGCCGGGTGGACGGGGGCCGTGCTGTGAAGCGCTGGTGTCCGGGCACGCCGGACTTGGGGCCAGGATGACCGATGATCGTCCAGAACGCAACTACATGGGCGAGGCCCTGCCGGACGGGGGAGCACGGCAGGGCCTCGGGCCGAGTGTCGCAGGTGTCAGCGTGAGAACGACTGGAACGCCGCACGGTCCACGCGGCCCGCAGACGCCGCCTCAGGCAGCACGCGGGCGAGCGCAGGCGACGCGGCGGCGCTGCCACGGGAGGCCAGCTCGGCCAGCGGGATACGGCGACGCTGCTGCGGACTGGTGGGCTCGTTCATGGGGTTCTCCCTCTCGGGGTGCTCGTCGGGTCGAGTGTGGCAGGCGACTACTCGCCGCGAGCAGCTCGTTCGTAGGCTCGCGCGGTCTGCGCATCACCCGTCTGGCGGCCGAGGTCGACGATGTTCGCGCAGGCCTCACTGAGTACGGCCTTGGCGATCGCCGGGTACGCAGACTCCAGGGCCCTGATGACGCGGCGGCGGGCCTCTTCCGGGCTCATGGACTCGGGGAGCCCAGGGAAAGCGGCGTCCACGGCGGCGTCGATGACGGCAGCAGGCACCACGTGCGCGATCGCGGCGGTGGTGGTGGTCATGGGCTGCTCCTCATGGTGGCGGTATGGGGCGAGTGTGGCAGGCGGTCAGCCCTTCGCGGGCTCCGGCGGGCGCTTTGCCCGATCGGACAATGCCGCCTGCTTCTCGCGCTGCTCCGGGGTCCAGCCGCCGGGGGTGGGTGTGGGCTCGGTCATGATGGTGCTCCGTCTCAGTGGGTTGGGATGGGTGAACCGGGGCGGCCGACTAGCTGCCAGGCGGGCGGTCGCCCCGGGGCTTAGGTGCGCGGCGGCCAGTGAATCTTCCGGAGCCGGTCGCGTTGGTCGGGGCCGTTGTTGGCGTTGGCGTTGGCGTCCTCACCTGCGGCAACAACACCAACAGGGGACAGCTCGTCAACGGGGGAGGGGAGGGGCGGGAAGTCATCCCGGTGGACGCCCGGCCCATTGCCCGCGACAGTGCGCACGCCCGCACGTACGGGGATGTCCTCGTCGGTGAGGAAGTCCCGTACCTCCTTCGTGGTCTCCCACTGGAGCGCGTTGCGCAGCACGGTGAGGAGCACGCCGCGGCCGTCGCCGACCAGATCCCACAGCAGCTCGACGGCGTCGTCCCGGGTGAGGTACTCGACCTCTCCCCCGTCCTCCGGCTCCTCGCCCGCTTCGCTGGCGGTCCAGGCGGCGAGACACCAGAGGCTGATGCCGGCCCCGGCCACGGACAGCGCCAGGCCCGGGTGCGGCAGTACGACCCCGGCCCCGTAAGCGCCGCCAAGGCTGGTGCCGATCAGGCGCGCCAGGGTGGGCTTGACCGCGCCGGGGAACAGCCAGTGGCCGAACTGGCAGCACAGCACGGCGGACCCCTCCCCCATGCGCCCGGCGGCCGTCACGACAGGCCCGCGAGGTAGTCGCCGAGCCAGTTGACGACCGACACCAGCGGCGGCGCGAGGTACTCGACGGTGCCCCGGGACAGGCCGAGGCAGATCCCGGCGAGGATCGACAGGGCGATCGACGTGCGCCACTTCCGCTTACCGAAGATCCAGCGCGCGACCAAGCCGACGGTGGTGAGGATGGCGACGCCGTGGCCGCCGTTGTTGAGCATCAGGTCGTACGCGCGGGTGGTGTCCGGGGCCCGTCCTCCGACGCCGTAGACGAGGGCGGCGTAGCCGAGCCAGTTGGAGCCCCACAGCAGGATGTTGGCGCCGCCGCCGAGCAGTCCGCCGGCGGACAGGATGAGGAGCATGCCGTAGAAGACGCAGATGATCGGGCCGATCAGCGGCTTCCAGGCGGGGCGCTCCTTGTGCCACCAGCGGACGGTGCCGAAGACGATGATGCTGGCGCCGACGATGAAGCCGCCGAAGGTGACCGCGTTGTTGTACCAGGCCGTCCAGAACATGTCGGTGAGGCCGTTGGCGAGGTTCATGGGGTCCTCAGTGGGAGATGAGGGCGACGTAGACGAGTGCGGAGCCGAAAGCGGCGACGAGGCCGATGGCGGTGAGCAGCTCGGTACGGGAGTTGGCGTAGAGCCAGATGCCGGCGGCGGACGCGGCGACCAGGAAGAGCGTCAGCAGGACGGCGTGCATCAGCCGGTGCGGCGCGGGAACGGCACGGGAGCAAGGTGTGGCTCGACGGCCTCGATGATCTGGCGCAGGGTGCGGACGCTTGACGGTGCGGGGCGCGGGTATCCGGCGTCTTCGACGGCCTTGGCCATCTCCATGGAGGTGGGGCGGAGGCCGGTGTCGTACAGCTTGCGGATGGCTTCGACGCGGAGGTCGTCGTACGGCGCGCGGACGGGCGTCGGCTCGGGCTCGGTGTCGGCCGTCAGCGGCTCGTCGGCGGGCGCATATCCGGCGGGCAGCTCGGGGGCCTGTACGGGCGGGGTGCTGACGGGCGTCGGCTGCTCGGTGACACGGGTGATGACGGGCGGCGCCGCGGGCATCGGCGGGACGATGACGGGCGTCGTCCGTACGAACGACCGGTGCACCTGACCCATGAGCGCCCCGAACGCGAGTAGCGCGGCGATGGGCGGCACGGCGGCCACGACGTAGTCGAGGACTGCGGCGTCGGTGCCGACTCCGGCGACGTTGAGGCCGATCGAGCCGACGGCGCCGAGGGCGGTGAGGGCGATGGCCCAGTAGTCGACGGTGCGCAGGAAGGAGGCGCGGAGGATGAGCAGTTCTCCGGCGAGGTAGAACAGGTCGAGGACGGCGGGCCAGGCCCAGGCGCGGGCGGGGTCGACGGCCAGGCCGTGGCCGGCGGCGACGTCGTGCAGGTGGTAGTACGACAGCCAGAAGGCGATGCCGGTGATGCCGGTGATGATGATGGCGGCGCCGATGGCGAGGCCGATCGAGGCGTCATGGGTAGGCTGTTCAGCAGCCATGGAGGTCTCATCTCCTGTGGTCAGGCCCTCGTGCTGGGATTCGCAGTCCCGGCCGGGGGCCGTTCTGTTGTGGGCGTCAGCGGCCGTCGTGGCCCGTCGTGACGCGGTGTCGGGTATCCGACACCGTTGAGAGTACCCGACACGAGCCCGGGTATGCAGACCTACGCTCCGGGCGGGAGGTGACGGGCGATGACGGACGTCGGTGACGAGGCGCGCGAGGCCGCTGACCGGGTGGTGGAGGCGGTGCGTGAGGCGCTGCGCCTGCTGGAGGCGGTGCCGGATGCCACGGTGCGCGCGCGGGCTGCTGGCCTGCTGCTCGCTGAGTGGCCGGAGTTGCACAAGCTGCCGAAGGAGATCCGTCAGCAGGCCGTCGACACCATGCATGCGCAGGGGATGGACTTTCCGGAGATCGGCGCGGCGATCGGAACGGACCGGTCGCGGGCGTGGCGGATCTGGAAGGGCATGCGCTGACGCTCGTCTGACGGCCGCTGACGTGCGCGCCTACGCGGGCGGGGGCAGGCTGGAACTATGAGCCCGCTGCGCCTGGTCGTCGAGCCGCCATCCCGGTCGGGTGGCCGGCGGGTGCGCGTAGACGCGGAGATCCTCGGCGTGGCGTACGGCCCCGTGGACGTGATCGAGTTCGCGCGGCGTGCTGGGCTGGAGAATGTCGACCTGGAGGACGAAGCGGTCGTGGACTGGCGGGGTGGCGGGCCGGATTACTGGCCGCCGCGCATGATGTGACGATGCCCCGTCAGCGCTGCTGACGGGGCATCGATGACGCCTCAGGAAGAGGACCTGGCGAAGGCCAGAACCCCGATCGTCACCGTCAGCGTCGTCACACCGGCCAAGGCGCCGGCTCCAGTCGCGTGGTACAGGGAGAGACCGCCTGCGAGCCGAGCGAAGATGCCGGCGCAGAGTCCGATGATCGTTGAGCCAAGAACGGTCAACGCGGCGAGCACAGTATTCGAGATGGGCTGATTGCCCGAAGATGACGGGCTACTATGCATAGAGGGCTTCCAGTGGTAGTGGCCATCGGGAATCCCGCGAGAGGGCTCGCACTGGCGTGGCTGTAGGAGGCTGCCGTGCGGGCCCTTCGCGTTGAACCCCATGTTAATAGATGTTATTTTGCCGTGTTTGCGTTACGGAGTTCTGGCGGATGGCTTTCCTCATCGAAAACCTCGCCCGCAACGTCGCGGAGTGTGAGGTTGTGGCCGTGCGTAGCGACCCCTTCGCGACCGACAACCCGGCGCAGACTGGTACTCGACGGCTGGCGGCTGTCCTTCACTACCCTCGATGAGCAGCTCGCCGCAGGCAGTACGGGCGTGGCCAGTTGACGCATGACGACGCCCCGCCAGCGGGTTGCTGACGGGGCGCTCGCATCGTCGGTCGAGGCTAGTGGTGGAGCCTCCCACCAGGTGGCGATCAACCCGAGGCCACAGGAGTTCCTTTGGCAGGGCGGGCCATCGGTCAGCACATCCGTCATGACGCGGGTCCGAGGTGACCTCATGCCACGGCGACGTCCTTGGCAGTGCGCATCCATCCGCAGCCCTCGCAGCGCACGGCTGGCGGTTGCCCGTCCCCGCCTTCGACGAGCAGTTGCCCGCGGCAGTGGGGGCAGGGGGGTTCGACGCGTTCGCTGCGCCTGGCGAGGGCGAGGGCGCGTTCGATCTGCTCGGCGGCCTGGGCGGCGACAGTGGTGATGCGGTCGGCGCGGAGCGAGCCCAGCAGCAGGAACGGGCCGGGCCCAGACTCGAGTCTGGCGGTGAGCCACCGTGCGGCCATGGGTGCGTCGCGGTAGCCGGGGTAGCGCCAGCGGCGGGGGTCGTCTCGGTCCTCGCGGGCGAGCTTGTTGCGGCGGAGCTGGTCGCAGAGCAGCCAGTTCGACGGTGCCCGGGACATGGGTGCGCGCTGGATCTCCGCCGCGATCACGTCGGCGAGGTACACCAGCTGCTGCTCGACGTCGCGCATGACGTCGACAATCGAGATGTCGATGGGTGCGGGTGCCGCTCCGAGGGCGGCGAGGCGGTCGCCGTACTCGCGGCGTTCCAGGCGCTCGGCGAGCAGCTGCTCAGCGCGATCGTCGCGGTCGAGGACGCGCGCGATGCCCATGGTGGGTGGCCATTCGCGGTTTTGGCGGGTGGTGAGGGCGTCGGTGAGGTCGGGCCAGCGGGTGACGATGGTGGTGAGGTGGGTGGTGGCGGTGGTCACGGGTCGCTCCTGTGGTGCGCGGGGCTATGGTGATCGCACCTGGGGCGCGCCCGGTCCGGCCAGACAGTGGGCGCGCCCTTCGTCATGCTCAGGGGTTCCGGCGGCGGGGCTTGGTGGAGGCCCAGACGAGGGCGATGAAGCAGGCGGTGGCGCAGACGGCGAGGATGGCGAGGAGGGCGTTGTCGCTCATGGGCTCGGCTCCTGGTTCGGTGTGGGAGTGGGTGTGGCGTGCGCGGTGGCGGCGTCCCATCCGGCGAGGAGGACGGTGACGCCGAGCGCTGTGCAGGCGAGTAGCGCGGTGATGAGGGCGGCGAGGATGGCTCTACGCATCGGCCGGGCCGTCGGCGGGAAGGGTGCAGGCGATGTCGAGCGTCGGGCCGGTGGGCCGGTTGGGGCAGTCGCGCCGGTGCAGGGGCTTGCCGATGAACGCGCCCGCAGTGCCGCAGCTGGGGCAGGCCGGGCCGGGCTCGACAGCGGGCGTCAGCCGTGCATCAGCGGGCACCAACCGGCCGTCGAGGACGGCGAGCGTCGCGCACTCGGAGTACGGGACAAGGGTGCTGTCGCAGCTGAGTCCGTCGTAGGCGGAGCATGTGGCGCAGATCTGGCGGCCGTTGTGCGTAGCTGGGCCGTGGAGGACGCGTACGGCGGCGATCAAGGCGGCGGCCTGGTCGCGCTGCTTGATGACACGGTCGAGCCGAGCGCGGAGCTGCTCGTTGTCGGCCTCGACGTCCGGGGCGCTGACGGGCGTCATCAGGGCGTCGCGGTAGGCGTCGAGGCGTCGGTTCGCCTCGATGTACCGGTCGTCTGTGTAGGCGATGTCGGGAAGCATCATGGCGAGCGCGTCAGCGCGGGCCTGCTGCGCCGTCGGTGACGCGTCAGCGGGCGTGGGGGCGAGGGTGTAGGCGTCGCGGCCGGGCAGCTTGGCCAGGGCCTCAGCAACGCGGCTCATCTGCTCGGCGAACGACTCGACGAGGATCCGCAGGGCTTCGGCGGGGTTCGGGTTGCTCATCGGTCTCGGTTCCTTCGGGTGCGGGGCCGGCGGGGTGGGCAGGTGAGGGCGCTGGTGGTGACGCAGACGAGCGCCGTGTAGGCGAGGACGGGGAGCCAGGTCATCGGCGGCCGTGCCTTAGGGCCATGGCGCGCCCGGCGAGTACGGCCCACACGCAGACGGCCACGCTGACGCCGAGGCCGGTGAGGAGCCACTCCCACCACGTCACGGCGTCACCTGGATCTCGTCGAGCGGCACCCCGTTGGCGAGCTGGCTGTACAGCTCCTGGAGCCGGGCCACCGCCATGGAGCCGCGTCGGTTGAGGGCGCGTCGAGCGGGGCCGGAGAGGCTGTTCCAGCAGTCGAGGCAGAGGTATTTGCCGGGGCCTTTGGGCTGACGGCAGGACGGGCAGGGGCTGGTCATGGTCATCGCGGCCCCCCAGTAGCCCCAGGAGCGCCCGGCAGGGGTTCGCGGGACTCCAGGGATGCCTGAACCCCCACACGGGCCTCGTACGACGGCACAGCGACATCCCCAGGCCTCAGCAGCCCCGTGCGCAGTGCCACCGCCACCGCATGCGGAGCCGACTGCACCCCCAACAGCGACCGAATGTCCTTCCAGTAGCCGGTGACCGTGTGTACCGACAGGTCCAGCTCGTGCGCGATCTGGGCGTTCGTGCGGCCGTTCGCGCACAGGCGGAGCACGGGAAGGTAGCGCGGGCCGAGCTTGGGCGCGGGCCGGCCGCGAACCGGTTCTGCGGCGGCCTGGTTCATGTGTCGCTCTCCGTGATCGCGAGTTGGCCTTTGGTGGCTTCGAGTTGTCGGAGTGCTCGGCGGCATTTGGGGCCGAGGCCGTCGGGTGAGGGTTGGCGGAGTCGGCGTTTGCAGGAGGTGCAGCGCTTGGTCATGTGGGTGTCTCCCGGGTTGCCGGGGCCTCGGTGTGAGGCCCCGGCGGGCTGGCTAGAAGGGGGGTTCGTCGGTGTAGCCGGTGTTGCCGCCGACGGCCCAGGGGTCGTCCTGCGGGGCCTGCTGCTGGCTGCGCTGGGCCTGCTGGGGTCGGCCTTGGCTCTGGCCCTGCCGCTGCTGCTGGGGCTGTCCGCCGCCCTGCTCGCGGGGGCTCTTGGAGACCTGGGCGACCGCGTACGCGAGGTTGGGGCCGATGCTGCGGATGGCGAGCTCGGGTGTCTGGTGCTTGACGCCGTCCTTCTCCCAGCTCTGGGTCTTGAGCTCGCCCGAGACCATGACCTCCATGCCCTTCTGCAGGGTCTCGGCGACGTTCTCGGCGAGGTGTTCCCAGGCGGAGCCGCGAACCCAGAAGGTGTCGCCGTCTTCCCACTGCTGGGTCTGCTGGTTGAGGCGCCGGCTGTTGAAGGCGAGGCGGATGGAGGCGACCGCCTTGCCGTTGGGGGTGAAGCGGAGTTCGGGGTCGGCGACGAGGCGGGCGATGCCGGAGATGGTGGGCAGGGGCACGGTGTGTCTCCTCAGGAGGTGGCGCCGGTGGTGGACCGGCCGGTGAAGGGGTCGGCGTCGATGGGCCGGTAGGTGATCCAGGGCCAGACGTTGTGTCCGTTGCCTTGGCGGAGGAACTGGGGGAAGTCGCGGTCGTCGCGCATGCCGCGCCAGGGGACGAGGCGGCGGCCGCGGTCTTCTTCGGCGGTGCGCTCGTCTTCGACGGGGCGGAGGCCGAATCCGAACTCGGGCCAGCGCAGCCACAGGGAGGAGCCGGCAGGGGCGAGTCCGCGGGGGCCGAAGCCGTTCGCCTTCGCGGCGTGGGCCTCCATGAGGAGCGCGCACCGCGCGGTCAGCCGTGCCTCGGTGAGCGCGAGGGTGACCTTGCGGGCCTGCTCTTCGCTGTTGGGGTCGCCAGCGTGGAGCTGGTAGATGGGGCCGATGACGAGGACGTCGGGCATGACGGTCTCGATGCGGCGCATGAGCCAGGAGCGGCCGATGGCGGAGGTGAGGTCGACGCCTTCGGGCTTGCAGTCGATGTGGAGCTGGCCGCGCTTGACGGGGTGATGGAGGGCGGCGGCGGTGTTCATGAGGCTTCGGTAGCGGCGGCGGGACTGGGGTGCGCTGTTCTCGGCGTCGAGGACGAGGACCTTGGCCGGGCCGAACTCGTTGGGCTGGTGAGTGAAGGGGTGGAGGCCGGCGGCGAGGGTGACGGCGAACTGGCGTAGGAGCACGGACTTCCCCCCGCCTTCGCCGCCAGTGAGCATCAGGCGGTCCATGCGCTCCAGGAGGCCGGGGACGATCCAGTCGTAGGTGTCGTCGTGGGTGAGGAAGTCCCACATGTCCTCGACGGGGCTGTCTTCGGCGGCGCGGCCTGCGTCGCGTACGTCGCGGGTGAGGCTGACTGCGTGTTCGGCGAGTTCGGCGGGTTCGCCGGCGGCGGGGTCGTAGCCGAGCTGGGTGATGCGCATGCCGGTCTCGATTAGGGCGCGGCGTAGGGCGAGCTGGCGGATGCGGTCGGCGTAGGCGGTGGCGTTGGAGACGAGAGGGACTTGGTTGACGAGGTGGTGGAGGTAGGGGGTGCCGCCGATGCGGGTGAGGTCGCCGCGGGCCTGGAGTTCGGCGCTGAGGGTGATGGGGTCGACGGGCTCGCCTCGGTCGAGGAGGGCGCCGGCGGTCTGGTGGATGGTGCTGTGGGCGGGCCGGTAGAAGTCGCCGGGGGTGAGCAGTTGGTGGATGGTGCGGGCGGTTTTGCTGGAGAGCTGGAGGGCGCCGAGGTAGGCCTGTTCGGCGTCGAGGTCTTGCGGGGGCGTCCGGTCGAGGGATGCGAGGTCGTCTGGGGCCTCGTAGAGGTCGGTCATCAGAAGATGCCTTTCTCGGCGGGGTCGATGTAGCGGGCTGGCTGGGTGCGCGTGGGCGCGGTGCCGTTCATGGCTTCGTTGACGACGGAGGGGAGCGTGGCGGGGTGGAGGTTCTTGGTCATCCACAGGGCGATGCCGCGCCGGATGTCGTCGGGGTCGATGTCGTCCTCGATGAGGGCCTTGATCTGTTTGGAGACCTGGCCGATGACGGAGGACGGGGGACGGCGTGCGACGCGCTCCAGCCACTCGCCGACGATCGTCTGTGCTGTGACTGGTGAGTGGTCGCGTGACTCTTGGGAGTGGTTAGGGACTCTTGTGGTCAGCTCCTGACCTAGCCCCTGGGTCAGCTCCTGACCTAGCTCTAGGTCAGCTCCTGACCTAGCCCCCTTGAAAGCTGGGTCATCTCCTGACCTAGCCTCTGCCCCTGTCTGGGGGGACTTGCCCGGTTTGGCTAGGTCACCTGCTGACCTAGCTTTAGCAGGGGCTAGGTCAGCAGGTGACCTAGCTGGAATGTGGATGAAGTACTCGTTCTGGGCGTGCTCGCGTCGGGCCTTGTCCGGGTCGGGCGAGGTGAAACGGACCCACCCCTCCTTGACCAACGTGGTCCGGTGCGTGAGGAACGCGCCCTTGGAAAGCCCTGTCGCCTCCAGGAGGACGGACTGAGCGGGCTGGTGCGCGGGCGGGATGATGCCGGACTCCAGGTCGGCCCAGGTGGCGATGGTGAGCGCCAGGAGCCGTGACAGCGGCGGGAGGCCGCTGCGACGGATCGCGCGCTCATACTCGAACCTGCCGGGCATCGGCCCTCTTTCGGGTGATCAGTGGTGAGTGGGGCTGGCCGGGGCCCGCGCGGTCCGGTGTCATCCGCGCGGGCCCCGGCGGTCTATGCGGCCGTCAGCTCGGCGTACAGCGCCTGGCACGAGTCGCAGTCGCAGGTCTTCGGGGCGTACGGCGTGGTGCCCTCGGCGGCGATGCGCTCGCCGGGCGGGATGATTCGCTCGACCGGCTGGGCCTTGAGGTCGAAGGTGGGCCGCACGATCGATTCCGCGCTCTTGCGGCAGCCGTTCGCGCACGATGCCCCAGCGTTGTGCTGGCAGGTGGTGCGCTTGGCTTCGGGCCTGTGGTGGATGTCCATGTGGCCGCAGCCACAGCGATGACCGATGTACACGGGGGGTCCTTCGGGTCAGAGGGCCGCGGCTGCGACGCGGGCGGCGCGCAGGGCGTGGGCGGTTTCGATCTCGTCGTCGAGTCGCATGCCGGCGGCGGCAAGCCGGTGGCGTACGTCGTCGGTGTGGAGCTCGTCGCCCTCGTCGATCTCGGCGACCAGGTCGGCGATGACGTGCCGGAGGGTGGCGAGGGCGGTCTCGGCGTCGAGCAGGCGGCGCAGTACCGGGGGCAACTCGCGGGCGAGCCGCTCGGCACTGGCCGCGGGGTGCCCGACCGGCCGGGCACCGGCGGCGGCGAGCGCCGTAGCGAGGACCAGTTCCGGCGCGGCCGGGTTGGTGTGCTCGCCGACGGCGTCCGCCAGTTCCGCGAGCCAGTCGGCGTCCATGGGGATCATCCGGCCACCGCCAGGCGCTCAGCACGCTTGCGGTCGCGCTTGCAGGCCTCGCAGTACGCCGTCCCGTCCGGACCGTACCGACCGTGCTCGGCCTGGTCGTGGCCGTGCACACACTGCTCTGGGCGCTCTTGGCCGCCGGTGAGGTACCGGAGCTGCTCGCGGGTGCGGGCGCGGCCCGGTTCGTCATCGACGTGCTCGGGTGCGACGCAGTGGTCGAACCCGCACTCCGCAAAGGTGTGGCCCTCGGGTTCGCGGCCGTTCTTGATGCGGAAGGCGATCCGGGCAGCGGTGTAGGTGTGCGGCCAGTAGCCCAGGACCGGTGTGCCGCTGGTGGACTGACGTGTCCCGGTCCATTCGAGGTGTCCGCCGTCGACCGCGCGGGTGTTGGCCTCCCACTTCTGTTCGAGCGTAAGCGGCTGCATCTTGACGTTGGGCAGACCGAGTTCGCGGCGGATGCCGGCGACGCGGTGCTTGTCACATCGCAGCCGCTGTGAGATCGCGTTGTTGGACAGTCCCTCCCGCAGGAGGTCGGCGATCTGGGCCCGGGTGGCGTTCATCCGGCCACCGCCGTGATGTCCTTGACCCACTCCAGGGCGGTGCAGTCCAGCACCAGCCGGGCGCGGGTCACGGCCACGTACGCGAGCCGGGCTTCCTCCCGCTGGACTACGACGTTCTTGGTGACCGGGTCCGGGGACGGCGCCCGAAAGTCGCTGTGGATGCGTACGCGCTCCCACTCGCGGCCCTTGGACCGGTGCGCGGTCGAGACGACCAGTTCGGCGGCGGGCTCGCCCACCAGCTGCTCGGTGGCGGCGATGATGGCCTCGGGGCCGTGGTCGTCGATGAGTTTGACGAGCACGCGCAGGTCCTGGCCGTCGGCCTCCATCTCCGTGTACTCGCGCACCTGGTGCCAGGAGCCGAAGCCGGAGAGTTCGGGGTGGTCGGTCTCGCGGCCTTGCATGAGGGCGGAGGCGGCGCGGGCGAGGCGCTGCATGTCTCCGCCGCCGCCGACGAGCGCGACTTTGCGGCCGCCCTCCAGGGCGCCCATGACGACGCCCATGGCGCCGGCGTTCGTCCGGCACAGCACCGCGTCCGGGTCGGAGAGCGGCGCGATGACGGACTCGACCGGCTCGAAGCCGCGCAGCCGGAGCGGGGCCTTGATGATGTACAGCCACCGGTTCGCCTCCTCCGCGACGGCCGGGCCGAAGCGGAAGCTCTGGGACAGCGTCAGCGACACGGCGCCGAGCTCGCGCTCGAACTTCGTCAGCGCGTCGTTGGCACCGCGCCACTCGTAGATCTGCTGGGCGGAGTCGCCGACCGCGATGCGCTGCGCGTGGTCCTGGGCGAGCATCACCGAGCTGACGACGTCGTTGGTGTCCTGTGCCTCGTCGAGCAGCACCACGTCCGCGTCGAGGGTGGGGCCGCCGAGCTGCCACATCTTGAGGTAGTGGTCGTGCTGGAACTTGAGCCGGCCGTCGAGCCGCTGGATGTCCTGCCAGGCCGCGCGGGCCACGGGCAGGACCAGTTCGGCGAGCTGTGCGATCGTGTCGGGCTTCGACATGCCGGGCTCACGCGGTACGTGCCGGGCGCTGATCTCGGAGTCGGCGGAGTAGCAGAAGCGGGTGACGGTCTCCAGCGCTACCCGCATGATCTTGCGGGTGGGCATGGCGACCTTGTCGCCCATGTCGTTGAGGACGACGGGGACGCTGCCGGGGTGGCCGAGCAGGGCGGAGACGTTGAGCAGGTCTGCGGCGTCCTTGGCGCTCTGGCGGGGGCCGTTGAGCCGGTGCTTGTACTGGACGCCGATCGCGCGGAACGCGAGGCCGTGCGCCGTGCTGCACGCGACGTTGCGCGGGAAGGACTTCGCCGCGTCGGTCGCGATGGACTTGTTGTAGGCGACGTAGATCATGCGGCGCCGGGCGTCGCTGTTGCCGATCATCTTGAGCGTGCTCGACTTGCCGCAGCCCGCGCCGGCCTGCAAGACCAGGTCGAGCCCGTCGCCGTATGTGGCCACCGCTTCGACCTGCTCAGGGGTGGGGTCCACCATGGGTGCACCTCCTTTCTGGGGTGGGCGCGGGGCCCGGCGTTGGGGGGAGGTTCGCCGGGCCCCGCTGGAGGGGTGGACTTAGGCGGCCGCGTCGGCGGGCTGGGCCTTGGCGTGGAGCTCGTTGAGGTAGTCGCGGAACTTCTGCGGGCCGTCGTCGGCGTGCTGGGCGAAGTCGGCGAGGGTCTCGATGAGGGCGGATGCCTCGCCCCAGTTGAGGTCGTTCATGGTGGGGACCTGGCGGCCGAGCAGGAGGCTGACGGCGTGGAGGCGGGTGTCGCGGTCCTCGGCGAACTGGAGGTCTTTGAGGGTGGCGAAGATCTTCCGCATCTGTGCCGGTGTGGCCATGCCCTCGGCGTCGCGGGCGGGCTGCGGAGCGGCAGCGGGCGGGGCCGGGGCAGGCGACGGCTCGGACGACTCGCGGGCGGCCTGCTGCTGCTCTTGAACCGGAGCGGGCGGGGCCGGGGCCGGGGCCGGGCCGGGCTTGAGCGCCTTGCCGTACTCGGCGATCAGGGCGCCGATCGTCGTCGGCTCGCCCGAAGTCGGGTGCAGCGTGCCCCTGGTGAGCAGCCCGCGGCTCTTCGCCCTGGCGTGCAGCTCCAGGGCGCCCGCGTACGTCAGGCCGTCGGCCGTCAGCTCATTGAGGATGACCTCGACCGGGTCCACGCCCTGACCGAGCTGCTCCAGGACCTGCTGCCCGAGGTCTTCGCCCGGGTGGTGGATCGACAGGCCTTCGAGGACCTCGTACCGGGTCTTGGTGACCGTGCCGGTGCCCTCGACCATGTCGATGATCAGGCCGAGCTCGTAGTCCGAGGACTCGCGCTGTACGACCTTGGTACCCACCTTGGTGATCGTCTTTCCGTCGACCAGGTAGTCCGTTTTGGTGCGCATGGTGACGATCAGATGGCCGCTGAAGTTGAGCAGCGCGTCGAGCATGTCCTGCTCGATCGGGTTGCCCTTCTTCCAGCCGCCAAAGGTGCCCATCGTGCCCGATCCGGCATTCTCGACGATCTCCAGGAGACCGCCGCGGCCGTTCCAAAAGTGGCTCCAGCTGTCGACGATCAGGACGGCGATTCCCGCCTGCTCGGCGGCCTGGACGGCCTGGATCAGGTTGCGCGGGTCGTAGGAGTCCATCGGCATGTGGCCGAATTTGTGGCCGCCGAGCTGAGGCTTGCCCGGGACGACGGCGTAGGTGAGGGCGGACCGGCGTTCGGTGTCGATGAGGCCGATCGGGCCGCCCTGGGCGAGGCCCTCGGCGATACGGAGGGCCGATTTGGTCTTTCCGCAACCGGCGGGGCCCTGGAGGCCGATGCGGGCGCGGGCCTGCTCGCGGGTGGCGGGGGCGAAGGTGAAGGCGGTCATGAAGCGTCCTCGGGGTACGAGCGGATGGCGGGCGCGGGCGGGGTGATGCGGCGGTGGCGGGCGCGGAAACGGCTCAGCTCGGCCAGGGCGACGACCGTCACCAGCGCCGTCACGACCTGCGCGGCGAGCGTGTGCGCCAGGTCCAGCGGCAGGTGCAGGTGGTTGATGGCCCACGCGGTGAGGACCAGGGCGGCCAGGACGAGGGCGTTGGCGATGAGGACGATCACTCGTCCACCTCCGGGTCGTACGCGGAGGCGACGTCCAGAGCGGTGACGACGTAGCCGGTGACAAGCTCGTCGGCGTCGATGGTGGCGGCCAGCTCGGCGACGCCTTCCTCTTCGTCCTCGATCCAGTCGAAGGTGGCGTTCGGCTCCTCGCGGCGCATGAGCGCCTCGCAGTGCTCGCGGGCCGCCTCCGCCGTGGTGTAGAGGCCGCAGACGATCGACTCGTGCGAGGCGCGGTAGACCGTCACCTCGGTGGGCATCAGTCCGTCGAGCTTGTCCAGCTCCAACTGCGCTTCCAGCAAGCCGACGGACATCGGCAGCTTCTCGCTGCGCATGACCTCGATGGCCGCCTCGTAGCCCGCCCTGCGCTGGACCGACGGGGCGGCCTCCAGCTCGGCGACCCGCTCGCGCAGCTGCTCCAGCTCGGCCGCCGACTCCGGCGACTGCAGAAGCTGCGCCGAGCCGAGCGCGAACACGACCTGGTCCAGCAGCGAGTAGCCCGGGTTCCGGGACTCGATCGGCACCGCGTGCGCCACACGCAGCGCCGCCCGCTCAGCGGGAGTCGGCGAGCCCGTCACGCCGCCACCTCGGCAGCCGCCTCGACGGGGGCCTCCGACGCGAGCGGGGCCACACCCTCAGCTACCGGGCTCATCACGTAGACGCGCACCTCGATGCCGTCCACCGGCACCGAGAACTCCAGGTGCAGCGTGCCGCCGACGTTGGCGGCCTCGATCATCGCCGGGCGCACGCCCAGCGCCTCCCGCCACGGCTCCACGTGCTCCAGCGCACGGAGCTGCACATCCACCTGCCGGGGGTAGATGAAGGACACGGTGAAGAAGGCGGCGGGCAGCCCCGGGCACCGTTCGGCGAGCCCCGCGAAGGTCCGGGAGGCATCGGCGAGGTCGGCCATGGTCCGGCCGTACAGCGAGGGGCGGGGGTCGGTAATCTGGGTGCTCACGGTGAGCCTCCTGTTTCTGCGTGGGTGAGTGCTTGCTGTGGTCGGGGTCGTTCCGGATGGCAGTCCGAGCGGCCCCAAATTCGTGGGGTCAGGGGGTCGCGGGCCTGGCGGTCGCCGGGCGCCGGCGCCGCGTGTACAGCGCCCGTCCCTGCGGGGCGTTACGCGACAGCTCGCCGATCGTGGCCAGGTCGCTGTCGCTGAACAGCAGCTGCCCGGCCATGCGGCGGTGGGGGAAGCGCGGGCCCTTGCTGCCGTTCTCCGGGCGGTTGGCGCCATCGCGGAGCCACTTCTCGCCCTTCTTGCTCGGGTCGTCCTTCTTGCGGAGGCCCAGGCGTATGGCGGCCTCGGGGACCGTGTGGAAGTTCTCCAGCACGGGGGCGGGCGGCGCCTTCGTGGGAGTCATGTCACCTCATCGGGTTTCCGGCCCTCGCTCTTCGCGAGTAGCTGCTCGTCGTCGGGCGCGAGGCCCAGGGCGGTGCGGAGTGCCGTGTACGCGGGGGGCCGCATGCGCTCCCTGATGCCGATCTCCAGCTGCGTGAGGTAGCTGCGGCTGATGCCGGCCTGGGATGCGAGGGCGGCGGTGGCCTGACCTCGCGACATGCGAAGTGAACGGATTGCCGCCCCGTCCACCTGGTAGGTGGGGTGGGGTCTGTGCATGCTGTGAATCTAGTGGGAGCATCTAGAGATTTCTAGAGAAACTTGCCAGTAACTTCCATCTATCTCTAAAAACCTCTAGAGGGCATCTACTCCCGAGGGCGCACCGGGGGCATCACGGGGGCGCACCTGCGAAGGTTGCTAGATGTTGCTAGGTGTTGCTGAGATGATGGGCGGCATGGCCCCCCCCATAGACGCCGCAGCCAAGCCGCGGCGACACCTAGCGGCACTCGTCACGCAGCGCCGCCTTGTCCTCGGCTGGACCAAGGGCAGGGCAAGGCAAGAGGCCGGCATCGCCCCGATGACCTACGACAAGGTCGAACGAGGTGACTCGGTGAAGCCTGAGACATACGGCGCGGTCGAGGCCGCGTTCGGGATCGTGCCCGGCTCCTGCCTCGCCGTCCTCCAGGGGGCGACAACGCTGTCTCTCGTTGACGGCGGCGTCGTCACCGTGGAAACGGCCGAGCCGTCGGAGGATGCCGAGCTCGGCCTGGTGCGAGATCTGCCACTGGAGATCCGCGAGGGGCTCCGCGAGGGGCAAGTTTTCGCCAGTGGCGTGTACGACTTGTCGCCGGAGGAGGGAGGGCCCCAGTTGATTGCGGTCATCAAAGCCCCGTCAGATGCAACTCCGGCACAGATCAGGGCATATGCGCAGGTCGTGCGGCGTGCGCAGCGACAGCTGAGGCGGATCAGTGAGTCCACAGACGAGTCACCCGACTCGAACACTCCGTAACAAACGGGGCGTCAGGTGTGCAGAAGGTCTCCACAAATGGCCAAAACTTGTGCTTGCATATCGGGACCAGCGAGGGGGGCCAACCACTCGAAGTACCTGGGGGGACTGCGATGCTCGTACGCGTCCTACGCAAGCGCGCCGTGCCGCGCGGCACGGTGGACATCAAGGACACCTACACCGGAGAAGCGATCACACAGATCACTGTCGTCTTCAACCCGCGCGACCTGAAACGGTGCGTCATGAAGGAATTTGCTGCGCTCCTCACAGTCCAGGCGAAGCGATGGATGGAGCGAGTCGCGGCGCCGGCGGCGGAGTGGCAGCCGATGGACGTCTTCGCGCTGATCCGCGACGATCTGCCGGACGGGCTCCGGTGCATGGTCGACGAGGACGACGACGGCACTTTCTACGTTTTCGAGGAGGGTGTCATCACGGAGGGGGGCGCCGCCGCGTTTGCGCGGAGTATCGGGGCGCGGGCCCTGACTTGGGTGCGGCTCGCTGGCTGAGCAGGCCCCTGCGTGCGCGTCGTACGCAACACGGACGCCCGGCGGCCCATGACTGCCGGGCGTCGTGCGCAGCAGGCCGGGGGTAGGGCATGCCGTACGTAGAGCGGCGCGGGGACAGCATCCGCGTCAAGTGGTGGGGCGGCGAGTACAAGCTCGATACCGAGGGCAAGCCAACGAAGACGAAGAAGTACGAAAGCGCCTCCGGTCCGGCACCCAGCGTGAAGTTCCGAAGTGAGGACGAGGCATACACCTTCGGCCTGGACCGTGAATACGAAGTCCGCCACGGCAAACACACCCCACGGGCTGGTGGCCGGACGCCGATGGGCGAGTACTGCTGGACGTGGCACGAAGCGGCCGACCTGCGACCCAACTCCGAACGCCGGTACAAGTCCATGCTGAAGACGGTGATCGTGCCGTACTGGACAAGGTGGACGGTCAACGAGATCACCGCAGTCGACTACGACGTGTGGAAGAGGCAGATCAAAGCGCGGTACTCCGAGAACTATGCAGGCGACCTCCTCAGCCTGTTCAGGATGCTGATGGACGATGCCGTGCTGAAGTACAAGCTGCGTGGCGAGTCACCCATCGTTGAGCAGCGGCGCCGAGGCCGATACCGCAAGAAGCAGAGCCGACGCGTCAAGCAGGAACTGCCCTTCGAGGCGGTGCACCAGCTCGCCGTCAACGCCTTCCACGTGTGGGGGTACACCGGGTGGGCCTATGTCTGGACTATCGCCTTCAGCGGTATGAGGCCGCCCGGCGAGATGGTCGGCTTGCAACGCGGCTTCGCCTCTCCGAACTGGCCGACCACGGACCCTGACGCTGCGCGCGGCCGTGAGGCGGCAAAGCGGTATAAGGGCATGCACGCGCTGCGCGTCCAGCACCAGGCGTACTACGTGAATCACAAGCCGACGTTGGCCGGCCCGAAATACGACAGCTATAGAACCCTGGTGATACCGCCTTTCCTCCATGAGATCCACAAGGCCCTGCTGGCCTCCCACGCATCACCGTGGGTGTTTCCCACGATCACGGGCAAGCACCTGCTGACGACGGAGTTCACCCAGACCTACTGGCGGCCGATCCGCGACGGCGCCCCAGAGCGCAAGCCGCGCCCGCGGTACATGCAGCATGTGCGCCCCAAGATCCCGGCCGTGCCGGAGATGGCCGACCAGGATATCTATCGGCTGCGGCACTGGCATCGGGAGTTGCTGGATGAGCCGGGGGCGGATATCGCGAGGGTGGCGAAGGAGGCTCGTATGGGGCACGAGGTCGCCGGCATGGAGGGCGTCTACACCAAGGTGACGATCGGTATGGAGGTGCGTATCGTCGAGTATCTCCAGGCGGTGTGGGAGAAGCACGTGGTTGCTGGGGGGCTGTGGACGCCGCCGTTTCCCATCCCTCTCCCATCTGATCTTCCTGACAGCACTTCGCCGCAGTTCAGCGGGCTACCGGTGTTGGGAGATGTGTGATGGACACCATCACCAAGGGGGTCAAGGAAACGGGCTCCTCCTCCGGCACCGGGGTATGACCGAAGCGGCAGGTAGGGGTCACGATCTGCTCGTTTGGCCTGGAGAGACGAGGACGAGGTTGCACAGGAGGCCGACGGTGTACCTAGAGGAAGCTAGAGTTTTTTAGAGACTGATCTAACTTCCCCCCCTTGATCATCTCCCATTTGTCTCCCACGGGAACAGCGCCGCCCCCTCCTCGCACGCGAGGAGGGGGCGGTTCAGCGTCGGGTTCCGGCAAGGGGGGCCAACCGCTTACCGGTCCCCGACGCGCCTAGGGATGGGAACATACGTTCTAATCTCTTCGGGATCTTAACCCGCTGGTCAGGGGGCGCATCTACTGCGGCCCGCCAGTTGCGCGGCCTCTTGGTCAACGCGCGGTGCTTTCATGGCAGGTGTACCCGTTCATGATCCAAAAATGCATGCTCGACCATGCAGACATTGGATCTTGATCCGTCCAGCGTGGTCGGGTGCCGCCGACCAATCCGCCGCCCGACTGGGTGCTTGCCCGACGCCGGGTCATCGGCGAACATCTGCGCGCTACACGGCGGTGGCGAAACCTCAGTCAGCAGGGCCTCGCCGAAGCCGCCGGCCTCGACCGGCAGGCCATCAGCGCCATCGAGAACGGCTACGCCAGCCCATACCTCGACACCCTGATCCTGATCGCGGCCGCCCTGGACGTGCCGCTCACCAGGCTGGTCGCCGAGTAGGTGCCGCCTGCCTGCCGCAGGAGAGCGGGATGGGATGCGGCAGGCAGGCGGCCGAGGGGCGCCGGTCGGCGGAACGGCGGCCCAGCTCACAATCGGCGCCCCCGCCGCTTCCGGCATGCGGCGGCATCGGCGCACAGGACGACGCGGGCTATCGCGCCGGTGCCCTGCTCGATGGGATAGACCAGGCCATTGGCGCAATATCTGCCGCAGCGGTTGCAGTCGCCGGCGCCGCGTACGGGCGGCCTCGCGGACACGCCGCCGCTCATCGCCGTAGTCCCCTGTAGGTGGTCCACAGCATCGTGGCGACCTCGCACCGTGCCCCTCGGGGCGCGCAGGCCACGCAGCTCTGGGAGTGGTCCAGGTATGCGCGATAGGCGGCCTGGAGCCCACCCAGAGCCGAAACGACCCGGCCGGGGATGCGGGCCTCGCCATCCAACTGCACACGCTCGCTCGTCACCCCGCCACCGCCAACGCAGAGCGCTTGCAACGCACACATCGGCACGGCGGATAGACGAGCGGCGACGGCGACGCATCGTCGGACGGCCCGAAGCTGACGGAGCTGACCGGCGTACGCGCGAGCGTCACGGGGTCGACGCGGTAGATGTTGATCGTCAGGCCGGGACGTCCCGGCCTCGCTGCCTCGGTGCCCATTGGCGCCCCCGACGTCGGTTCTGATCAGGTATGCGACCAGAGTGCTGACGAGGAAAGCCCTTAAGTTTCACACCTCGGTGAAAGTCCCCTGCTCAGAGAGTGAAAGTCCTACAGGCCGATCCATGCCGCCATGTGATTCAGGCTGTCCGGGGTTTGGCGGGCGGCGTGTACGAGGCCCTTGATCGTCTCGCGGGCGCCGGGGTGGTAGCGGGTCTGCTGTGGCGCGAGCTTGCGCGCGGTGACCAGCGAGCCCAGCGCGGCATCAGTGCGGCCAGTCTCCATCTCGGAGCGGGCCCGGTCGACGTAGAAATGGGCGCGCCGGCTCGTCGCCCACCCGTTGGGCAACGTCACCTTGGCGGCCTTCTTCAGCGCGGCGCCGTAGTGGCGCATCTCTACGTCCGCCGACATGGCGTGCGCAGCCACGTTTGCCGGACCGAAGCTGAGCCAGTGGACCTCACAGGCCTCTCCGGTGCGCTTCGCGTACTGCTTCGCCTCGTCCAGGTGTGTGCGGATCAAGCTCTCGTCCCGGGCGCGAGCGGCGATGACCGTTGCACCGAGGTGCAGCTGCCCGGCGACAGCCATCGACTCAACGGTTTCCTCATCAGCCTGCGCGATGAGGCCGTGGCCGGCGCCGATGAGGCGCAGCCCGATCGTGTGCTCCCCTTCCCGGAAGTAGACGAGGGCCCGCATGTACTGGCGGACGGCGGCGAGTAGAGGATCGGAGGCGCGTTGTGCGGCCCAGTCCATGCGGTCGAGGGCGATGGTGGACAGGTCGTAGAAGCCGAGTTTCACGGACACGTCGTGGGCTGTGCGGTAGGCCGAGCCGAGGGCGGCCCACAGTTCAGTGGATGGTGATCGGTGGGCCGCGGTTGTCAGCTCCGCGATGACTGCCGGCAGGGCGACGGCGGCGGCGTTCAGATCAGTGGCACGGACCTGGCGGCACAGCTCTTCCGTCGCGGCCACCAGCTCCGCTTCGGGCCGCAGTCGAAGGCTGGGATCCGAGCCGAGGTCGTATAGGTCCAACGCTTCGCGGATGGGGCGGATGAGGCCGTCGAGGCGGTCTTGCTGGAGCTGGGTCACGTAGGGCTGTCCTGTCAGGGCGGTGACATCGATGTGAAGTGCCCTGGCGACGGCGGCGATGAAATCCGGGGATGCGCTCTTGTGCCCGGACTCGACCTGGGTGAGCAGGCTGTACGAGTACGGGATTCTCTGCGCGAGGCCGCGTTGGGTGAGCCCGGCTAGTTTCCGATGGTCCGCGATGCGGGCGCCGGTGTGCTCGTCGTCCAGTGTGGGCATACTGGTCTCCGTTCCTGACTCGTCATCTGGAACGGTACCCGCGCGCCGTGTGCGGGAAGCTGCGATCGCCCCCGCTGCCCACCCGGGCCGGGGGCGAACGCGTGTGGTGGGATGGCGGGCATGACCTCTCGTGTGCTGTATCTGCTGGGCTCGGCCGCGCCGCCCGTGCTGCACGTCGAGCAGCCGATCCTCGCTGCACAGGCCGCTGGGTGGGACGTATGCCTGGGATTGACGCCGACTGCGGACCGTTGGCTGGCCCCCCAGCTTCCGGAGTTGGAGGAGCTGACCGGGCACCCGGTGCGGTCGCAGTACAAGCTGCCCGGCGAGCCGGACGTATGGCCACCCTGCGACGTGGCGGTGGTGGCGCCGGCCACGTTCAACACGATGAATCAGTGGGCGCTGGGGATCACGAACCACTTCATCGTCGGGTTCGTGGCGGAAGCGATCGGCAAGCGGATTCCGCTGGTGGCCATGCCGTGCGTCAACGCAGCCTTCGTACAGCACCCGCAGTTCGACCGGTCCATCGAAACGCTGCGCAGTGCCGGCGTGACCGTGCTGTACGGCGAAGGCGGCTTCGTCCCGAACCGGCCTGGGGAGGGCAAGCCGACGGCGTACCCCTGGCACCTTGCGTTGAAGGCCGCCATCGGGGTAGAGCGCCCCGGCGAGTGATGCTCTGTCACGTTCTGGTCACCATGCCCCAGTGGTGTTGGTGTGCGCCGCTACGGTGAGCGCTCCATCACCACCATGGGGGGACCATGTACCCGCGCGCCATCGCCGTTGTCCTGCTCACGTCCGCGCTCGCCCTCGCGGGGTGCAGCTCCAGCAGCAGCGACACCTCCAGCAACGCCCCGAAAGCCGCCGCCAGCACGGCGCCGATGACCGCGGCGACCATCACCACGGGGCTCGCCGAGCACATCCCGACCGTGAAGACGGTGGCGGTCTACACCGAGGCCACCGACACCAACAAGCGGATGGGCCGACCCCACCAGTACCTCAGCAAGACCGCGTTCGCCGACTCCCGCATCCCGGCCGCCGAGGCCAAGAAGGACTCGGGCGGCCGGAAGGACGCCATCAGCTACGGCGGGACCGTCGAGGTGTTCGCCACGGCGGCGGACGCGAAGGCCTGGGCGGACAGCATCGACGCGGCGATGTCGAAGCTCACCGCGCTGATCACCCCGGACTACATCTACCGGTCGGGGCGGTTCGTGATCCGGGCGTCGAATGACCTGACGCCGTCGCAGGCGAAGGAGTACGAGACGGCGCTCGGCGAGCTGGTCGGCTGACTCCGGGCATGACGAAAGCGCCCCCGCCGCCGGCCGAAGCCGGGACGGGGGCGCAGTGCTGTTCGGGGATCAGGCGTCGATGTCGAGCATGAGCATGAAGGCGTCGTACCCGGCGCCCGCGTACACCTTCTGGTTCACGCCATCCGCAGCACCCTTGTACCGCAGGACGATGGTGAAGTACCCGTCGCCGTCGATCTCGTCCGCCTGCACGATGAACTGCCGCAGCCCTACCACCCCGGGGAACGCGGCCAGCGGGTACAGCGCGGCATAGCCCTCGTCTCGCGGGGTGGTGGTGCCCGAGCTGGCGTACCGGAAGCCCCCGCCGACCTTCTTCGCCGCGAGGTCGAAGAACACGACGCCGCCCGTGCGCATGAATGTCGGTGACCACAGCACCCGGTGCCCGACGGCGGACTGGACCTTGCCGCCGATCTCCACCCCCAGCGAGGTCGTCACCGTCGTCCAGCTCGCCGCGTTGGTGAGGACGACGATCTCTTCGTTGATCCGGGTATCGGCGCTCACGATGGAGCCGCCGCCACCAGCTGGACCCTGCGGTCCGGTGGCTCCCGTGGCCCCGGTGGCGCCCGTCGCGCCCGTGGCCCCGGCTGGGCCTGTGGCTCCCGTGGCGCCGGTCGCTCCGGCGGCGCCTGCCGGTCCGGTCGGACCCTGCGGGCCTTCCACGGGCAGCCACGTGAGCGTCCCGGGCTGCGCGTCGACCAGATCGGTCACGTCGATTGCCGTACCGGCGCCGTACGGCAGCGCGAAGTGCCGCGTGCGCAGGGGCTCGCCGTCGATGTCCTCGGTCAACTTCCACAAGCGGCCCAGGGTGGGGTTGACGCCCGCCGCGTCGGTCGTCGGCAGCGGCAGCGAATAGGCGCCAGCAACCAGGGCGACTTCGCCCGTCCCGCCCCGCAGCACCTCGTTGCCGACGGTGTCGTGCCAGACGTCCGGGTACGGATCGAGTCGGACCTTGCCCGATTGCAGCGCCTGGGTGGCCAGGTTGCGGCAGGTGCCGGTGACGACCCTCATCGGCAGCGTCATGCGGGGCTCCTCAGATGCGGCGGCGGTCCGGCGGCAACGCCACCAAGGCCAAAGCGGTCGGGGAAGGCGTGGGGGCCGGGGCGTCGTCCTTACGGCAGACCAGCGCATCAGGGTCATCCGCCGGGGCCTGCCAGGAGTAGCCGGTCGGACAGGCCTGCCCGTCCTTGCCGTCCGCCCCATCGGTGCCGTCCTTGCCGTCCTGCCCATCCGCGCCAGCGGGACCAGCCGGACCGGCCGGGCCCTGGACTCCCTGCTCGCCCTGCGGGCCTGGCACGGTGGAGTCCGCGCCGTCCTTACCATCGGCTCCGGCCGCGCCTGGGGTGCCCTGTGCGCCTTGCGGGCCGGGTATGGGGACGGGGACTTCGGTGCGGTCGTTGAGGCCTGCGACAGCCTTGCTCGGGTCGGGTGCGGCCGGTGTCTTGCCCGCCGCCTTGACCTGCGCGCGCAGCTTCCGGACGTCCGTAGCGAGCGTGCTTACCGCCTTGCCGCGCCGGTCGGCCTCGGCCGTGGCTGCCGCGTACGCCACCGCGTGCTTGCGGTCTGAGACGTCCTGGCGGTGCCAGAGGATGACCGCGACCCCGGCCAGGAAGAGCAGCGCGCACAAGGTGGCGATGCCGCGCCAGTGCTGAACGATCGTGCGCTCTGTCCGGGTCATGGGGTCGGGTTTCCTCCGAGTCGGATGTTCTCTATCTCAAGCTGCGTGATCCTGACGAGGTAGTCGTGGCGCTGCTGCTCCAACGCCGCAATCCGTGTGTCTTTCTCAGCGAGGCGCCGCACAAGCCCGTCGCG